CCCACTTGGAATATTAATGGAGCCGCTGTTGTTATATCCGTACGTTCCATTTAGTGTAGACGCATCGTTAAAATTTGAAGGTGCGGCCCCTCTGTACACCAGACCACTGTTAGCAAGCTCGTATGCTAATCTGACAGCATTGGCGGTCGGTGCTAGTGTCTGGGATGTGCTGTTGATTGCATTTATGAGTTGTACCAAGCCTTTAGTGGATGTCGTAGCGTTAGGGATGTTACCTATCTCTGCCTCAACAAACATCCCCATCGCTAACATGGCGTTGTTTAGCGCTCTTGCTGTTGGTGCTAGAGTCTCGCTGTCCATGTTGTAGTCATTGGTTAGTTGTACAATACCTTTTTGTGAGGTTGATGCATCTGGTATATCTGGCGCAATACCAGCTATCTGCTCGTCAGTGTATTGTTTAGCTTCTGTTAGGGCTTCTGCTAGATCCTGTTGGGATGCAAACACTAGTGATTGATCTACTGTTATCGTTACATTAGTGGCATTACCCACCAACAGATTCACATTGATCAGCTTCTCGATGACATCAGCCCCACCTCCCGGTGGGATATACTCAGCCGATCCGCTGCCGCTATTGCCGTAGCAGTACAGTATCTCTCCCTCATCAGGATCAAGTGCGAAAATACCGAGCTCACGGAAATAAAAACCCGTGGTTACGTCCTGGTTGGTCAGCATCGCACTGACTTCCGCCCTGCCTGCGCTTGGATTGGTGACGCTACTAATCACGATGCTCTTGCGCTGTGAAATCAGTGCGTTCATTTGCGGGATAGACTGGCTGGTGATAACACCATCCCCCAGCCCCATACGCGAGAATTTAAGTTCCGCTCCTGCTTGCACTTTAGCCTGCAGATTCCTGCCTTTAATGGTTAAAATCATGCCGTTAAATGCTGCCATGTCACACCATCCTTGCCGTCAAAATGTCTCTTGTATGCAATCCGATTGCAACTAAAAGAGCCATCTCCTCAGTCTGTTCCAGCACCACACTGTCAAGGTGTGCCGAAAAACGCGTGACCGAATCAATGGCTCTGTAAAACTCTTCTATACGCTCTCGTGTAGCTTGTGGGTTACTTGTCTTCACTCGGTAGTGGCCCGGATCTCCTCCGTACTCAAACCATTCTTCTACAACCCCATCCCCGAACAGGATGTCAACCAACTGCTCAACGGCGGCTGGCGTACCCTTGATCCTGTGGAAGTTAATAGAGTTCTTCACTAGCTCAATTCGCGTCTCTAGTGGTAATGTGGGGTCGTAAAAATCAACATGTAGCTGGTAGGCCATATCATTAACCTCGTCGCTGTCCAGATCATCCAACCGAGTGAGCCGCCGCAACTTGTAGATGTCCTGTTTAGGCTTACGTAGCTGCTCGTCTAGAGTCAATGCAAAGGCCTGCATAGTAGGATCATCTTTTACGCTTTGCGGCAACAGGTCAACTATGCTGACGTCAAGGATATCAATCATCGGCAAGCCCTCCGTAGACGATATTAACGCCTGATTCTTTCGCTACCTCTAATGTCCCTACCTCAGCAAAAACCGGGCTCCTGACCTCAACACGGAGCGCCCCGGCTGCATACATCCGTCCTATCAGGTCTGTGGGATTAATATCGCGGCCAAGCCTACTCTTTTGCCAGAGAATGTAGTCATCAATAGCTGTCCGAATGCTGGCCTCAATAACCTCTGACTCGGCTGCTTTGTCCTCACTGATGTAAAAGGATACATCCAGATTATAGGACACCTCTGTAGGTGCCTGGACTGTTACCTGATCCGTAAGTGGACGGCGATTACGAGCATTTACAGAATCAAATACTGCGTCAAGTACCTCTTGTCCCGGTATGTTCCCGCCCGTCAGTAATGGCACAACGACAACTGCGTATGGCACCGGACTATGCAAGCCAACATCAATAATGGATGCCGATGCTGTTTTAGCCCAATAGACATATGCATCGCGAGGTCCAGCAGTCGAAAATGACTCAGGGGCTATCCTGATCCGCTCCCGTAATGCGTCATCGCCCTCTACCTCAGCTCCGCCCCCAGTAATGGTCGTATTGGTCACACTCGCCACGAATGCTAGCGGGTCCATGAGTGTGTTGACCTGTCCGACAGCAAAGCCGTTGCCTGCAACACCACTTATATTAGCCGTCGCCTCAACCGTCCCGAATAACACTCCAGGGGGGATGATGATAGCTTGATTAGTAATGTAAAATATTGTCCCGTCCCCATTTTGGACGCCTACCCGTGTACCGCCCGGAATCGTGGATGCAGTGCTGAGTTGAGTAGACAAATTAAAACGCAGCTGCGTTGTCGCCGCTGCCGCAGCCAGCCGTACAACGCCGTACATAGTACCCAGATAGTCGAGCATGACTCCACGTGCATATGGCAGCAAGTCCGCTTTTTTCTCCCGGTCAATAAGTACCCGAAGCTGGATGATCTCGGCCATGAGTGCCAGAAACAGCACCCGGTCAGGATCAGCCTTGCTGTATACCTTTCCTGTCTTGTCCTGTAGCGAGTTTAGCGCATCATCAAGGATGGTCTGCACTTGGTAATCCGTGAATTGTATATCTGGTAAAGGTATCATCTCTGTCACTGGTCCACCTCCTCAGTCATGACAAAAGAAATGAGCGGTACCAGTCTCCCGGTCCGCTCATAATCTTCATCCTCTATTAAATTTACTTCCAGCACCGTTATTTCCGGCGCCTGTTCTTGTAATGCGGTCAGCACCCGCGCTATGGTCAATTGCCTCGATCCCATGAGCGTGATATCCTGCCCATCATCCAAGATCCCCAGCTCTTTATCCAGTGTGCAGGTGCCAAGCACCGTTGATGTTATAATCCTGATCCTCTGTATAGCTGCCTCTACGCCCTCCAAGCCAAATCTGAGAGGCTTGTATGTGCCAATCGTCTCGTATGTTGTAGCCATTACACATATTCCTCCAATGTCAGATTGTAAATGGCGGTAATGAGCTGGCCCTTGCTGTCCACGTTAGTCCATTCTTGAGTTAGGCTGGTGATTTTCCAATGCTTGACGCCCAGACCCTTATTACCAATGATGAACGGCATAACCTTTCCCTTGCGGCTATATTCCACAAGTTTGTCTACCTCTTTCCGGGGGTTGAGACCATAGCTTGCGTCAACCCGCACGGTCAAGTCTATCGTGTCAAGCCCCGGACCCAAGAATTGAGAGCGGGGTTTATTGTTTATGATCTCGTTCGCCCCCCACCTGTCATTGTTGTTGCGGCGGAAGTCCGTAAACGTCCTAATTTTCTGGTGGGTGACGATAAATACTATGTCCCCCAAGGACCCTAATCCTGTAGCCATACGATCACCTCTATTTTACATACTCGGAGCTAACCCCGAGGCAAACCCCCTCTGTCCGACCGAACATGATTACAAACACCTCATCTCCAGGCTTAGGGAGATTCTTGTTACCCAGACCTGGAGGATAGACCATAGGCAGGTCACCAGTAACAAAACCCTCTTGATCCTCAAAGGTGGCTGTTATGGTGCCTGACTCCTCATCTGCGGTCGAACACTTCCCCCACTTGCCTATCATAAAATCACCATCCTAATACGCGCCTTATATCAAGAGACGTTGTATACGGGCTTGTAGCACTTAAACGGTGCTCAGCGCTCTCTATGATGTACTTGCCGCTGTAAAAGCCAAAGCCCTTTATATCTATAGTTGTACCAGCCGCTATGCGCACGTCTCCGCTCAGTTCAAGCTTGGCCTTCCCAGCTTTCTTGTTCGCTTCTCTCAGGCGATTACGGGCGATTCTGACAGCCTCAGCCTCACTATCAGCCTGCTCTTTTAAGCGCAGCACAGGGTATTTACTCATGCCTGCAGCTTTATAAGTGCCTGTAATGGTCTTGCTGGCTTCTGTCTTTGTTTTGGACTTGGTATAAGAAACGACCGCCGACCCATAGGCTGCGGATTCACTGTCTTGACCAAACTTATAGCTAAGGATGTCACTCTTGCCTTTTTCGAACTCAAGCACAGCAGCAGCCTGCTCATACTCAGCCTCGCTAAATAGAACGAGTTTGCTGCCGCTGATCTTGATTGCTATCCCCTCATTGGTACATGTCTTAATCAAGAATTCAAAATCAGTCTGGTCAGACTGGTCCAACCTGTCATATTTAGGGTTGCTCCCAGCCGAGTACATCAGGGTTAAGCCTGCGCGCTTTGCAACGTCCCCGGCCACAGTCCGTAGTGTGACCTTTTCGTATGACTTAGACCGCCGTTCCTGCTTGGCTGACTGACCGTCTAGAGGAAGGGCGCTGGCCTCAATGACCATCCTGTCAGGCATACCCTCGAAACTGTACGATTTAACATAAAATTTTCCACAGGACAGCTTCTTTTTCTCACTGTCCTTGTCCCAGTTGAAAGTGATGATATCGGCTTTAATCTTGTCGCCAATTATCGGAACCCAGCCTTTAATCCAGTTATTGTTACGGTCGTCTAGTGTGATTGTAATGTCATCAGCCTGACCATTGTATCCGTCGGTATAAGTGAAATCCATGAGGTACTTATCCAGTATCTCGCTGCCAACCACCTTGCCGTTGTACTCCAGATGCACGATTGCTCGACGTCCATCAAACACCATGCCCACGACTACCCCTCCTCTACTCGCCAAGGAGGCAGCGTCTGAGCCGCCTCTATCGCGATGTCAGGAACCTGGAGGATAACGCCCGCACTAAAAATGACCGTATCTACATGGTCAAAATTCGCGTCCATGAGCACGGTCATATTATTTACGCTTCCTGTTTCCTTGTGGGCTATGCCGTCCCAGGTGTCCCCTTGGATCGTGCGGTAGGACCTCATGCCAGATTCCTCCTTCCGTTCTTCCGTTGCCATTCGGCCATATTACGCTCAAATTCACGTTGGGAGTCTCGCACAACCTCCCTAATAACTCTTTCATCAGCATTTCCTTGCACAGTGATTTGAGGGCTAAAAACCGGAGCGAACGTACCTCCTTGATCAATCCCGAGCTCCTTGCCAGCAGCAGCGTATAGGCCACGTGAGCGAGGCGAATTGTTAATAGGAATTACATATTCCGTATCTCCACCCTCGCCAATTGCAGCTATCTCTGGTGATGTTATGCGGTCACCTTGGGCGTAGCCGTTAATGCCGCCAAAGGATACTGTAGGCAAAGGAATAACGGGCATTTGTTTCCCTTTGGTTTCGTACGTTGGATTAAAGTATTGCGATGCCGCAAGCATCGGATTCCTGCCTGTCTCACGCCATGCTACATTGATATCAACCCTTTTCTCAACGGGGATATCATTCAACGTTTTATGGAACTGACCCATCTTTTCAATGGCTGCATCCACGACTGTTTGTTGCTCTACGGACAACTCGCCGTATTTAGCAATCATTTCATCTAAAGATTCGCCATTTAGGTACTGTGCCTCTACCAGCCTAAGATTGGCATCGTAATACTCTTGATACGATGCTTCTGTATTCCGCAATTCATCCTGAGTAGTCTTCAGGTCCTCTTTGACCTGATTCATACCCGTCTGAACCCCTCCTATTAATGCTGGGAACATGCTCCAATCACTGAAATCAACGCCCATTAATTTGGATACTTCTTGACTTAGATTCTGGAGTTGTTGAGTTCGCTCCTCACCGGAAGTCCCTTGCATGATATCGTTGTATTTTTCCTGAATCTCTAGCATTTCTTCAAGCACTTTGGAAGATCTGTCTCTAGCAACAGTCAGTTCTTGCATCTGTTGTTGGAGGTCACGATACTCTTCGGTTAGTTTTGGGATATTAGCCTTTTTATCTAACACAACCATTTTGGCATCCTGATATGACAACCTGGTCATGTTGTCCAACAGTTCAAGCTGTGCTCCCGCCTGTTCCCGCAGCGCTCCCGTCTTGGCATCCTGGGCAGTTATATAACCATCACTCTGGTTGATAATCTGCTGCTCGATGTCTGCGAGTTTGCGCTGGGCTTCGGTCAATTCCTCTGCTGGTGTCTTAGTGTCAGCAATCTTGGTTTTTAGCCTGTCATACTCACGTATCAACCCAGAGAGGTTATCACGCTGCTCGTCCATCGCGTTATAGTCATCAAATGCAGTCTTAAGCTCATCACCCATATTAATAAGCGACTGCCTAGCTGCCTCTTGGTGCTGCTGATAGGCGATTACTCCAGCCGTGACTAAACCAATAGCACCTACTGCGATACCTGCAGGACTTTTCATAAGAGCGAGAGATTTGGACAGCATGCCTCCAGCTCCAGCAGCCTCGATTAGAGTGTTCTTGATTGAACCGATACCTTTAGCCAGCACAACCACATTTTTGCCAACCATAGCGGCAGGAGTAGCGAGAGCTAGGAATTTGATTACATCTTTGTTTTCGCTCGCAAAGTCCACCAGTGCATGGAGCTGCGGCAACAAATCCTCACCAATAGGTATTACGATCTCTGTCATAAGCTCACGGCCTAGCCCCTGTAGTTGCTTCGTAAAGGATTCGAGATTCAGGGCCTTGATTTCTTCCATCGTGTTCAAGTTTTGGTCGAAGGCCCCGTTAACGTCCGTGAGTGCCTGCGTGATGCCAGCTCCCATGTCTTCATATTGCGTACCAAAGAGAGCCACGGAATAGGCGTTACGCATTTGCAAGTCATCAATAGTAAGGAGCTTGTCATTGACCATTTGCAATGCGTCCCGAGCTTTGATAGACCCGTCAGATAGGCCATTGAATATCTTTTGGCTATCACTCATGATCTCGGTTATGGTCTGCCAAGCTGATGCAGACTTGGTGGCGCTCTTGTTATTGAGATCCTTGAGCAATGATGCAGCAGTATCTTTGCTGGTGCGCTTCACTAACTCCTGGTATTCCTTTGTTGCGGAACCGCCTTTTTTAAGAGTCTTAAGAAATTCCTCGATGTTATCTGGCGCGAATAAATAAGCCATACTCTCAGTAACGGCCTTATCCCCGCTCAAGATACGGATTCTGAATTCCTTGAGGGCATCAGCTACCTTATCAGTGTTGAAGGCTCCTTTAGCCATACCACTTTCGATGATGCTAAGCATCTCTTGAGCATTGTAGCCAGCATCTTTAAACTGGACAGAATACTCATTTATGGTGTCAAGGAAGTCGTCGGCACGGTTAAGCCCTTTTTGGCTTCCTTGAGCGATCAAGTTAAATGCTTGGTCTGCTGTGAGGCCCATGTTTTTCATCATGACACCGACCGTGCGCATCGACTCATTGACCTCATAGCCGAAAACATCACGCAAAGTAAGAGCTGCTTCCGTGGCATCCTTCAGCGAGTCACCAGTCAGACCAGTAGCATTTTTAACACCAACCATTGAATCCGCAATATCACCAAAGCCCTCGCCATAGTTAGACTCGTACAAGCTTCGCAGTGATCCGTCAAGATCCTTCATTTCCAGAACACTAGCCCCGGTTGCAGCTTGCATTTTGAATAAGGAACTTTCCAAATCTCCAACGTCACTGATCATAGTGGCAAAGGCGCCAGTAACACTGTCGATGATGGCTTTTGCACCCGTGAAGTCTAGCGCAGTCTGGAATACATCCCCAAACTCTCTAGCGCGCTCAGACAGCTCCCGAAATGAGTCTGGAACATCATCAGGGATAGGGCGTGTTCGACGTAATCGGTCAAGCTCTCCTTGCATCGTGTCCAGGTCATGAGACAGGTCCCGGACAGAACGAATAATCCGCGGATCGACTTCCCCGGACAATTCGAATGTTAATTCATATCTTCTCGGGGAAGCCATTATTCACCCGCCTCCTTCGCAGCCTGCAGATCATCCTGATACTGCCCCATTGCTTTTAGCCACATTTCGATTTCAGAGAGTGGTCTTTTCATGAAATCTAGGGCCGTCCCTATCCCAGCCCTAGACAGCCGAATACAAAACTTCATCAGTTCAGTAGTCGGGTCAGTTAACCCGTAACGGTCAAAAAAAGGTTCGCAGCTCCAATGACCTTGTTAAAGTCTCTAACTGCCAATTTCTTCGTGAAGTTTGGATGCACACCCAATGCTCTTGCTGCAAGAGCTGCTAGATAAGCAGGATGTTCTTTCTTAAGGAATGGGTGAAAATTTCTCCCCTGGTTTAACGTCAGGAAATCTTCTTCAATCGCGATGATGTCGTCACCGCTCAGCTTTTCGAAGTTGAGATTCAGTTCTGTATAATCCGTACCCTCCCAAGAAATAGGAAAGGACAGCTTAATCGCTGTCCCCTTGGGTTGTGCTACTTCTTCTTTTAATTGTTCCGTGTTCATATAGATCCTCCAATTAGGCTCTGCCCAGTATTTTGTTAATGTCCAACAGTACATCGACGCCATTGATCCGACAAACTGAATTGAGCTTGTCTAGTTCGAAGACCTCTGCGCCGTCAATAAAGATTTTTGCGTATGTCAGTTCAACATTGGTTGTCGTGTTAGTGGCAGAGTTAAGTACCAACGACCCGAGATCGAATTCCTTACCCATCCCACGAAACACGCCTTTAAATGCCCGGTGCTCAATAACACTGGTTGATGTATTAAACTCACTGAATGCTCCTCGCGCTTCAATACTTTTAATGTCTGTCCCAACTAACAACAATGAATCCTTGTCGATTGTTCTCCAGGATATTCCTAGTTGCATCGAACTGTAGTGTCCCGGTGTTGGTACATCTACCTCTCCCAATATCCCAGCCCCTGAGAGAGTATCAGACAGGTTTGTAAAATTAGGCAGGGTAATGTCCCCTGTCGCAAACTCGTTGTTCGAACCGCCAATAAACAACGATAAGCCTGCTAGTTTGATTGGAATATTCTTGGATCCCATACTATTCCTCCTTACGCAGCTACCAGAGCAGCCAGATATGATAAGTCATAATTGATGATAAATTCGATGTCCTGGGCTGGCCCCGGCGGAGTGATAAACAAGCGGTATGTGAATCTACCATCCTCCAGCTTTTCGACGCTGTTATCACTGGCCCGATATTCAAGCTTGCCACCAAGAAGGGCGCCAGACGCTACAAGGCCGTTAATCCAGTAGTTAACATCATCCATAACACTTGCAATAAGTCGGGTATTTAAAGCACTGTCTACCCTGTTCCAATACTGGATAGTGATGTTGTTTTTGATCCACGCAAACATACGGCGCACCGGCACAAACGCACGCTGGGCATCTGTGAGTGTTGGATATGCAGCAGTTCTATTACCCCATAACCTCCAACCGCGCCCCATGTTCAAGGCTGTAACGATTCCGTTTGCATTTAGGTAGTTGGCTTGGTTGAAAGGTAAATATGCCTCTGATCCATCAGCCATTACCAGGCTATCCGCAAAAATATCATCGTTTGATGGGGATTCGTAAGGGATTCCTGAATTTACTGCATCTGTTGCAACCGCCCGAGCGGCAGCTATTACAGACATGTGGTATGTCCGGTCACGGTACTGAGCTTTAGGCCATACTGCCGTAGCATAAGGATCTGTGTAATGGTTTTCGTTCTTCCAGTCCACCAACTCCACATATCTCTTGGAAGCGTCAAGGTCAGCAACCACATGCGCCTCGAACAGACCGTTAATGTCCGTAGCCTTGGCAACCATAACCGCGTAGACGGTAGGATCAGAGGAGTACCCCGGAGCCACCAGCAGGTTAGGGACCATCCGAGTAGTTAGGAACACTTCCTCGATCACTTCCAGCCCTGTGCGGACACCAGTAGTGCTGTCAGATCCACCAATGATGTCCGCAGCAGTAACCGCAGACGGATCAAGGTGTGAGTATCCCACCTGCAGGCTGGTCGTGTTGGCCGGGATTGATCCGCCATCCATGATTGTGATGATGAGGTGTCCTGTATCCGCAAAGGATGTTGTATAGTCATCACCACTGACATAGGTAGTCGTGCCATCAGCCGATTTGACCGATACAGTAGATGGAATAACGCCCTCTTTGCTGATTGTGTGCATGCTGTTTATAAATGTCGCAGCAGCAGGTGCTACGACTGTACGAGCTGTCTCCGGGTCAAGAACGTTTACGAAGACCGCAGGTGACAGTTTGGCAATCTCGAAGAAATAGTAAGCTGCCTCGCAGAGAGTGTAGCTCTCCCAATCTTCCGAGTAACCAAAGTAGTATTCGAATTGATCAAAACTCGTGACAAGCAATGCCTTATTTGTAACAGTCCTACTATATTGTGACTGGTTGACCGGAGCGCTCCCGAAAAAAACAGGCAAGGTCGTGGTTTGCACCGCTGACCCTGCCCGATCTCTAAACTGCTCGGTTGTACGTATACCGTGATACTCCATGCCCATACTATTTCACCTCGCTTACAGATTTGTAGGCCGCATTAAGCGGATGTCCTGGTGTTACAATATCCCTCTGAGCCTGAGATAGCCGCTCAGGAGGGACGAACAGCGTCTTGAGATGATTGTATTTATCGAATAGGTCCTGATGATACACAGGGTATCCACCCACAAACGATTGATTTGTACGTAAGCGACCTCGCTCCAGAATCGGACCCACGTAGATGAGGTGTTGCGGTTCAGCCTGCACCTGAGTAACAGCGGTCGTTGTTGCCTTCTCCGCCTTGCTCTTGGTTGTGGTCCGCTGTTCCTCAGGTTTCACCTCTTGCTTGGTTTCTTCTACCATAGTCGTACCTCCGTTGTAATTGATGGTGCTTCCCAATTGGTGCTTATAAGACCCATATAATACGGGTCCGCTTGCTCCTCAAATAACTCAACCCCTAGTGGACGGACGATCCTAAATCCCCAATCCACATAGTTGTTCTTGAGCAAATGTTGACGAATGAATTCCATCAGATGAAGTACATCTTTTTGCCCTTCTGTCCCTGCGCCCTCAACACCACATATCAAGTCAATTTCGCATTGCCGAACACCTTCCTCATTGTCCATAGAGCGCAAAAAACGAACGATGATAAAAGGCCAACGTTCGTCTTTGCTATCAGGTAGTGTCTGAATGTTCGGTGGTGGTATGTCTGTATCAAGCTCAGATGGTGGCTGCATCATAAAATCCTCTACCGCACGGGGAGGTAGATCCCGAGTGTACACGTTAGGCCGTAACCTATCCGTACCGAAAGCCATTTCTGCGGTCAAATGTTGCAAATACTCTTGTAATTTCCCCATCATACTATCCGGTGTTAATTCCACTACGCCCTCAACCTCCCTAACAAGCGATTAAGCTCATGGGGCAATCGTTTCTCCATCTCATCAGCATAAACAGTCTGGACGTGGGTCATTACTTCATCGCTGCCTATCATAGAGGGAACAGATGGGCCGTATAGTTCACCAATCGGCAACCTTCTACGACCCTCTCGCTCAAATACTCCTCTATGACCACTGGACATCTTAGCCACAAACGCCTTGCGGACTGGCCTCCTTGACCCTCTGAATACCCCAGCCTTAATTGACTTAGGAGGCCGCTTGCCACGCGTCTTAGGGGTTACGTTGAAATTAATCAACGGTATGGCCCGCCCCTTGGATGTAAGCTCTGCCTTCATCGACGCTCCGCCTGCTTGCTTGATCGTTATTGTTTTGACAGCGTCTGCTTGTTTGATGACATACTTTTCTCGGACCTTGCGGCCCGTCTCCGTCTTGGACCGCTGTGTTGCTCTATTGATGGCTGAGCGAGTAGCCTGCTGCAGCAGTTTGTCCATGCCATTTAGCTGCCGCCTAGCCGACCTCAGGTTACTTCTTACGTCCCTTATGATGGGGTTACTCATGGCCCTGTACCATTAGCCTGTAGGATGACTTTGAGCATGCCCATGTCATTAGACACACCCATAACCGTGTACCTCATAAAGTCCAAATAAAAAGACTGACCACCCCGAGGGGTATAAGCCAGCTCAACTGGGTCGATATGGATGATTACATTGTGTGCTGACACGCCCTCGGCACTCTGTATCGGCCTGCCATCAAAAGTGAATCTCTCGATGATCATTGATAGCTGCCTATCCTTACGACCAGCTTTGTGGGCTTCGTCGGTATAGGTGGTGACAGTGTGGTCCTCTGCAAACTCTTGAGCATTCATGAACGTCTGCTGAATGTCCTTCAACATCTGCTCGCGCAAACTCATGTGCCTCAGCTCCTTACTCTGCTGTCACTTGTTCAGTGAACCAATCCTCGTACTGCTGGATACGACCATCTTCATTGCCTGCGGGTTCAATTTCCAGTGATTTGAGGTGTCTCTTTTGGTCGTCAGCCTTCAATTCTCGAAAACCTTCGACTGTCAGAATATTTTCGTACTCATCCTGGTCAAAGTCGTCCTCTGACACTTCTTGGCCCTCGACTTCAACACCAGCTTTTAGGATCACGAGGCGGTCATATTCCTTTTTACTCAAGCCCGTGACTACTTCCCCTTTCTTGTACGACTTACCGTTATGACGTATCTGCTTCAATGCTTTAATATTCATATAGGCGTCCTCCTTACATTACTTTAGCGACGGCCCAGCCGTTCACATCAGCAGGGATTGGGAAAGGTCTGGAGAGCAACTGCAGGTAACGAGCAGCAGGCTCTTTTGTGGTCCATGATTGTGGCGTGATTTCAGCCTTTACATATTGGAACTGACCGTTATCAGCCATGATCAGGTTAGCACCATAGGCGAATTCGAACGGTTTGCCATCTGGAAGCAGAGCAAGCGTACCCTCTGGAACAAAGTCCACTTCGTTTCCGTCCTCGTCTGTATAGCTGGCAATGAGACTGATTACGTGCAAATCTACCTGTTGAAGGTATCCGTGATAAGTAACCCCATCTGGCAGAATTTCATTATTCAAATTACCAGCGTTAATTGTTGCGTTGTTATTGATCTTGGCCAGTTCCAGAACCGTAGGGTGTCGCACGATACGATCACCAACCGTGAAAGTAGTAAATACAATTCGGGGTGTCCGTCCACTCTTCTGCATTACCTCACGCTTAAGTTCACCGAGGAAGCCGAGAACATCTGCAGTATCATCGGAAAACATGTCTGTGCCAGAAAGAACGTGATAATTCTCGAAGTCATAATCAAGCTCCTGGTTGACCCCTTCGCCAATTTGCACCACTTTGCCCTCGAACATAAGGCTTGCTGCCATCTGTACTTTACGTTGAACAACGGTGTCTCGAAGGTCTACCAAGTCCTTAGCCAACAATTTCTGCCCACGCACTTCTGGGTTGTCAGGATTATATAGGCTTTCCCCCGCCTGACGCACCTTGAGGTCATTAGCTGTGATAACCCGCATTGGTTTCACAAGTGCAGGTTTGTATTGTTGAGCTGTGAACCCCGTTCTTAGGATCACTTTGCCCGGCAGCAGCTCATTGACATAAGGAGCAATTGGCTTGTGTCCTTTTTTTGTTTGAATCTCGATTTCCTCTCTCTCAAATGTCTCGCCCTCTGAGAAAAATTTATCCAGAATGTATGTGCTCGCTTTCGGCATTGCCTCAACTACACGGTACAGGTACGGGAAAGAATAGATATCTACTGCCATCGTTATAAGCCTCCTTATTTAACTACTCGTTTTGTGATAATGCCGATCTTTCGAAGGGCTGTTTCATGCGTGGCAATCGTGTCTGTCCCACCAAATTTCAAGGCGGCACGGTTGAATTCCCCGTCTGTATATCCAACAGCACGAACATCAGCAGTTGTAGCATCAATTTCCGTGTCAGCAAGGACAACATACGGCTCCTCTGATCCATCCGTCTTGGTCGAATCTACTAGTGAGGTAATAGGGGTTCCGGCATACAAATCAGATTCAGCCAATTGTGACACTTTGCCCAACACAGCCCCTCTTGTAAGCTTGCCTGATCCAGACTTTACAATGATAGCAATAGCTGTAGGGGGCTTTACCCCGCCTGCGAACAGGTCATCAAATTTCTGACTTTCATATGCTGGCATTAACCTCTACCTCCCTTTTTGTTCACAAGACTTGCCATATGCTCAACCATGGCGTTAACAGATGCATCTGTCTCTTTTTCTTCATTGGCTGCTTGATCCGCTGGCTGCTGAGCAGCAACTTTATTGACATTACTGTCCTGAGCGTCCTGAACCCGGTTCGCTGCCTCATCCTTATTGCGTTCGATTGATGCGTTTACGATTTTCATAGCCACATCAGCAGCGGTTTCACCATTTGCAATTGCATCGGCAATAAATGATGCCGCCCCAGGGGCAGAAGCTAGTGCGTTCAATGCTACAATCCTACTACGTTCAGCATTAATAGCCTGAGTCGCAATATCATTGACCAGACTAGGGTGTTTTTCTTTCAATTCATTGAAATCCATCGGTTTCTCGTCCTCCTTCATTTGTGGATCTATTTTCTGTTCATGAGCGCTATTTATTTCGCTGCTGTTTACCATTGGAGTCATCTCTTTTGCCTGCGGCATAAGCGCAACTAGATCAAGGCCTTCGAACGGATTAGCACCTTCGTTGGTGCCAATTGCTGATCCGTTTTTAAGCATGGCATTGAACAAGACATCGCGAAGCTTTTCTTCGACTTTAAGCGGAATTTCACCACTGATACTATTTGTCACAGCCATCAAAGAATTGTCATCATCGAATAATATGCCGTCAGCAAAACCAAACTCTACAGCCTCCTGTGCGTTCATCCATGTGGTTTTGTTCATCAAGCTGAGCAATTCTTCTGCGCTTTTCCCCGTCTTCAAGCGGTACGCATTTGTGATGCCAACATCTGTGCTGCGGAGTGAATCCGCATTGCTGCTGTGGGCGTTTTTATCTCCTTCGGTCTGTGTTGCTGCATTGTGAATCATCATAGAAGAAGTAGGGGACATCTTAATCTCGTCTGCACCCATCGCCAAAAATGATGCTGCGCTGGCAGCTACGCCCGTAATCTTAGCAGTCACTTTGCCCGCATACTCCTTGAGTATGGTGTACACTTCTGAGCCAGCGAACACTGACCCGCCGCCAGAGTTTATATAAAGCTCCACTTCATCACCCTGGGCACTGTCTAATTCTCTAGATACTTTTGACGCACTGATATAAGGGATATTGAACCAGTCATACAACCAAGTGCTACCATCACCAATTACAGGACCATTAAGTTTTATTTTTCTGGGCATTCTCTTCCTCACCCCCTTCCTCGCTAACACCTTTCGTTGCGGCAGACACATTTACTCCGGGTTTAAGCCCCAGATCAGCAAGTCGTGACTGTTCATAGGCCCGCTGTTCAATGTTCTGCTCCCAAGATCCTCCTGTTATCTCAGCAGTCTCTCGCTCAGCAGTTGAAAGATTGTTGTCAATCCGAGATACTGCAGCAGCAACCTCCTTGGTTGGATCAAGTAACCCTTGGCTTGGACCGTGCCACTCTGCCCGCGTATAGGCATGGAAAATAGCCGGGTCATCAAAGATGCCAGGCGCGTCAATTCTTCCTTTGGTCACTGCTTCTACGAACCACTCTTCATAGATCGGCTGACAGAACGACTTAGCCAGCCACGAGCGCCGCATGCGGTACATCTTCCAGGCTTCCAACAACGCTCCACGGCTTGCAGAATAGGATGATGTGAATTGCTTGGTCAATATCTCAAAAGGCAGCTCCAAAGCCGCAGCAATCTGCCGTAGCAAGGCATTCACGAACCCTACATAATCAGGATTCGGGCGGGTCGGGTTGGCAAATTCAACGTCCTCCCCAGGATCAAGATAGACGATAGCCCCTCGGCCCATTTTGATATTGTCGCCACCTGTTCCCGGGATAGGTTCATCATATTGGTTAACCGTCTCCGGCTCCTCCATACCAAACGAACCCTGATCATCCTCGGCAGGGGATTTAATGAATACGGTGTACATTGCTGATATTACTGCCGCCATAAGCTCGGCCTCGGTGTACTGGTCAAGCTGCTTGAGAGATTCTATAACCGGAGCAATGATTGGTATGCCCCGCCTTTGCCCTGGCCTTTCTGCCTCAAATAGATGGATCACGTTCAACCTGCCTGTCTTGGCCCCGTATTTCTCTACCCTAACCCAATTCTTTGGTGATATAGCTACCCTGTCGCTTCCCGGATGGTCATTAGAGAAATGATAGGCTGTTACCATACCGTCCTCATCCACCTCAACTCCCGACTGTATGCGGTCAGGATTGGTAAGTGCCTTTTCAGTAGGCGTGTCGCACCGATCAGACTCAACCAAGTTAATACGCAAGTCATAAACAGCATGTTTACGTGGTAGCATCGGCATCAGGGCAAACACGTCACCACTCATCAACGTGGAAAGGAACGCCAATGACTGTAGTTCATAGAAGTCATTCAGCCCAGTAGCATCACACTTTGATGTTTCGGCCCACATGGACCACTCGCGGTGTATACTGTCCCGCAGCCTTTCCTCCTGCTCCTTGGTCAACCCAAGGAATTTAGAATTGAAAGCTGGCTTGAGTTTAAGGCCTGTGCCTACTATGTTAGTCCTTAGTCCTTTGTGAGCAGCAGCTACAATATCTGAACCCATATGCAGATCCCTTGCACGGGACCGGAGTCCGCTGAGATTCTGGTGGATGTCTGAGTCAGCATCTCCTTCTGGAGTTTGCCACATTACCATGGACTTCTTCGTCCTGCTTGCACCATGTCGACCGTAGCCCTTGCCGTTGCCAAACCCGGATATAGCGTTCTGTACTGCCTCATGCCTGGCTATCTCTGCTCGTGATGCGGCTCGCTTTTCTGCCCAAGAGGGCGCAACAACCCCAATGACCCTCTCCAGTGCATTCATAGATCAAAAGGAGTGAAGCTACGGACCTTTGTCCTGCGCCTTCCAGTCTGCAGTTCGTCACAGATACGACCGTAATACTTCTTGCGCTCCAGCACAGTTGCCATGTCAGTACGAGTGAGCGACCTGCCAGCAATACTATATGATTGACCTGTAGCGAGTGCCTTCTCTGCCTCCAACCATAGGTTATACATGGATTTCGCCTCTTCTATTGTCATCCTTGGCATACTCCTTACACCTCCCTTCATATGGTCTATACACTGCTGGAAACGCCACGTTTCTTTTTCCTCACCAACACGGACCCACCAGCACTTGATACTTTGGGTCCATTAGGCTGTCGCTCTATCGGTAGCGAGAGATTAGGGCGCAGGATCTCGATAACCGCCCGATTGTACACCGCCAAGTCAAAAGGTTCATTCCTCTCACGGATCTTCTTCCAAGTCTTATACTTGCGACCGCCGATAGTCTGATATACTGCCGTTTCAGCCGTCACACCAAGGAAATACTCTTCCGTATAACCTTTCTCTTCTCCAGGGAAGTGACAATAAAGCGGTCCGGGTTCCTTTACATTAAGGCTGTCGAACACCTTCACCTTGCCGTCATCGACGCCCAGACTCCACAGTATGGCTCCTTCGCGCTGCGTCTTGGACCTCTTGTAGATAAAAGGTACTTGCCTGGCTGTCTTCGGAGTGATTCCTTGGCCTTTGATAGCGTATATATGGCGGTAATTACGTGGGCGGGTGAATTCGTACACCTCTTTGGTAAAATGACCTCCAGAGTCAATACAAGCGCCTATAATCCTGAACTCACGCCCGCCCTCTCCGATCCATGTACGGGTTAAAAACTCATCAAGCCTTTTCCACGGCTCAGGAGTATCCAGATTCCCGTAAATTTTGTGGTATTCAATGCGCCATGACTCTTTACCAGCTCCCCAGCCCATTACTTCAACTTCAAAGCGGTCATCCTGAGTATCAACTGCCGCCGTGATGACCTTCACGCCTGCAGGAACTTCATTTTCATAAATTTCACGGCGCGCAAGCAGTGTCTTCTCGTTGATTCCCTGTTCTTTCGTCTCCCATGGCTCTCCCAAGACGGTGTTTACGAATACCTTTAGCTTGTCTACGCCCTCTCTTTTGGCAACCAAAAAAGCCTTCGCAACCTCGCGCCAATCTGACCACGGGCTGGAAAGCTGATTGATGTGGAACCCACGGCGGGTTGAATGCTCCTTGCGAGCGATCCATGCCCCCTCTCCGCGCTTCCAATCCTTTTCTGAACCAAGCATCCCGCAATAAATACAGCGATGCTCAGCCTTGGTTACGACGATTTCCCCACTTTCTGATACGTAGTGCTCAAATACAATCCCGACATCCTTGCCACTCTTGAACTGCAGCGGTTGAAGTTCTCCGCAATGTGGGCATGGCAAGCACCATTGCTCCATAGTGCTGTCATCGTAAAGCTGGTAAATGCGGGATGTCTCTTTATCTACTGGAGTAGATACAAATAGATGTCGCCGCTTGTGCCGGAACGTCTTGGTTCGAGCTGTCGCAAGTGCTATCGGGTCACCCTCATTACCAGATGAATGAGGGAACCGGTCCACTTCATCGCAGAGAAGGACTTGAATCGGCCTCGATGACAGATCGTCTGGAACGTTAGCCCCCGCAATTGCCACGTATCCACCAGGGAATGATTTTTCTTCAATGGTATTGCTACTCCCCCGAGACTTAGCAGCTCCGATTTTTGCCCTCAGTGCTTCGCTGCTATTGATCATCGGAGTGAGGCGCTTTTTGGAGTAAGCTTGTATGAGTGTGTCGTTCGGCAGCACATGAAGTATTGGACACGGCTCTTGATCAATGTATGACCCGGTCACATTCAGGAGGAATTCTGTTTTCCCTACTTGAGCCGAGGCCATAATAACGACCTCTTCCCATCTTTCTATGGAGTTCATTATCTCGCGCTGGTATTCAGCCCTAGAGGTTCGCCACGGCCCAGCCTCTGCACTGCTCTCTGTTGTAAGGAATCGGTTCATGTCGGCCCATTCTGACACACTGAGCCGCCTCTTTGGCTCCCATTGCTGATTCGCTTGAGTGAATAATTCAATCGTCTTGCTGGCTGCCATGGTCTACATCGCCCCCAATCTGATCCGGGGTGTATTTCGCCAGAGCAGACAGGGCCGTTTCAATCTCTCGACGCACAATTGATTCAACTACATCAGCGGATTCGTTTTCGCAATCTGTGGCAATTCGGCTAGGTACCCCAAGCAACCGTGATTTTGTCGTTAGGATCAGATCCGACAGCAGCCGTTCTACGTCGGCAGCAGCATGCAAGTTCCCTTTCATCTGCTCCAGCTCAAGCGCGGCCTTCTCAGCCTTCGTTTTTTCATGCTGAGTCTTGTAATCTATCAGCTTTGGCTGCTTGCTGTCCTCTTTGCCGCCTGTTGCATGCTCCAAGTAATCTTGTATAGCCTGACCAAGTACGAACTTACCCCTGCCCTCCTGCTTCAAAACGCCATCACGGGACAATTGATTGATCCAGCGAGGGGTTTTTCCAACAATCGCGGCAAGCTGATTTGTCATTATAACCTGCTCATGTAGCGGTGTAGTCTGTTCCTCTTTTTTTCTCGCCATTATTAGCCCCTCACTTCCGTTTTAAGACGTTTTATCATGCAGTGGCTAGATTCGGACAGTAAGTAGTAGAAACTCGCTCATACAGGCCTCAAAGCGCCTATACGAAGTCGGAAGCGGAAGCAAAAACTGAATAAAAAAACTAGCGCAAAATCGGGGTCGTTAGCACCCGCACTCGAATTTAAACGCCAGAGGGACCCATGAAGGGTGTAGTAGCTACCCGATGTCCTCATATAAGGTACCGAATAATGAGTAGCCAATACGGTTTCTCTCTACTACATCATCTATAGCATTCAATCTATCGCATATCATAGCGACAGTCTCATGCTCTCCCTTCGCTTCGCTCATTGGGTCTCCTCTATCTATACCATTAGGGAAGAGAACGCATAGAGCTAGGAGCGTGTCTTGTCTCCTCTCATTAACCCTTAAGTCCAATTCTTTCTGTAGGTATTCCCTCTGCTCTACTGTGAGCATACACTTTCCTCCCTACCGAGCGCCGAACGGCCACCATCTCGGAGAATCGCCAGCTTTCTGCACCTCTTCGAATAGTTCACTAGCAGACCCTTTGACGGTTGTCTGGATTAGCACTGGTCTAACAATCTCAGTACAGATAGATGGCATTGCAGCAGTTACCATGCGCCCTACTAACTCCTCATCCGCGAACTGTTCTGTCAGCGAGTCATGCAGAGCTTTAGCTGCCTTCGCTATGCGTTCCTCTTTGCTCGGGAGCGGAACGATTACCTCTCTATCAAGATCGGCTCTTTTCATAGCTACACCAGCCCTGTGTTCGGGATAATGAGGTAATGTTGCTCAAGCTTGAAGTAAGCAATACGTTCTACTTCCTCAACAGAGAACACATCCATAAGAGCGACCTTTGCAGCATTCTCTACCCCTGCATCATTACATTGGTCTGCCTCTATTCCTACTGAACCTACAAGTTCATTATCCTTGGCATAGAACATAATGGCTCCTATCTTCTCAAACTGTACATCCTCCATTGCTTTCGCCTCCCATTATCTAAGTAGATGCCAATCATACTTCTTCGTGCTCTCGTCATAGTGCTGCATCTTCTCTAACCCAAATATCCTGCCGTATTCCTTTAACCATTCCTCACCGAGAACAGCCAAGTAGAACTTCTGCGCTGCATTCAGTTCACTTCCATACTGTTCTTTATAGAGCGTGTTGAACACCCTTACTCCATCTGCTTCTAAGGCCTCGGTTATCTCTTGAATGGTGAAAACGTCTGGTATCCAGCTTAGTCCTAGGAAGAATTCTTTCTTCTCCTCGTCACTCAGCATATTAGCGTACCCTCCTTAGCCCGAGCGTTGCCTATTACTTTCGCTGCAGCACTATAGACGCAATGACAGCTAAGATCGCTAACACTAACCATAAGGGCCAGTATGCTATAAGTTTCTCGCCCTCGGTCATGTGTATCATGTCGTAAATGAATTGCTGCATCAT